CGCACCCTTAAGACTAAAACTAAATTAACAGCAGAAGAAACAAAAGCATTGAAGGCTGCACGACTAAAGGCTGCTATCGACAAAGCTAACCTTGCCCTGCTTAAGGGTGAAGAAGTCTTTGACATGGACAAGATCCAAGTCGCAGCAGCTCTTACTAATCAAGCCGAGCAACTAGGCAAGGCAACTAGCCAGGCACAACTTCTTCAGATTGCCAATGATACTGCTCGCCTAAATATTAAGAAGTCAATTTCTGATCTAGAAGATGCTATTGCTTCTAAGGATGAAGCAGCCATAACTGCTGCAACCAAGAGACTTAATGAAGATCTAAAAATCTTTAGTGCTTTGACTGCTCAGAATGTAAAACTTGCAGACATCAAGTCGATCCTTGATACTCTAAAGCCAAAGGATCTAATCAATTTAACTAATCTAGATGCAGCACTTGCCAAGATTCAAGAAATGCTCAGATTACTTGCGCAAGCCAATGCACAGGGAACCGCTAAAATACCGACAAGCGGATCGCTTGGTTCAGGAATTCCAGTCGGAGATTACATCAAACCAATTTCCAAAGAGGTAGCAGCGCAAGGGTCTATCGGGGCTATTCTTGAATATGCAGATGCAGCAACCGAACGCGCTAACGCTTTTGCTTTATTGCAAGAACAACAGAATTATGCAGACATGCTTGCTCTTATTGAATATCAAAAATTGGTAGGCGATCTTGGTGGCTACAGCCCTGATATGAACCGAGGCAGGGGATATGGCGCAGGTGCAGGTGTCACAAACATTACAGTCAATACTGGTGTTGGTGATCCAGAGGCTATCGCTAGAGCTGTAGAAGATGTGATCCGTCAGTCATATCAGCGAGGCACTAGCTCAACAGGACTTCTAGCCGTATGACATGGCTTCCAGAATGGCGCATAACAGTCGGTACGACTGTGTACACCAATGTAACTGGGGTAAGTGTTACTACAGGGCGTATCGATATTGATCGCCAATGCCAAGCAGGTTATGCCCGTATGGACATCATCAACTCGACCAATGCCCTCTTTGACATCGATGTTACAGATTCCCTTACTTTAGAGCTTAAAGATAGTGATGGCGATTATGTTGCCGTATTCGGTGGCACAGTCTCAGACTTTTCTACTTCAGTCAGAAGCCCAGAAGAATCAGGATATGTAACTCTTGGCACAATCCTTGCAGTCGGTGCTTTGGCTAAACTGCCTAAAGCCATTTACACGGCTTCTGTAGCTCATGGACTTGATGGGGAACAGATCGCCATTATTCTGCAAGATCTTTTAGTAAATCAATGGCAAGAGGTTGCACCTACCCTTACATGGGCAACATACGATCCAACTACTACATGGGCTAATGCTGAGAATGTGGGATTGGGTGAGATCGATGCTGGTCTGTATCAGATGGACAATCTGTCAGCAGCTGATCGCAACACACAGACTTTAGTCCAACAAATTGCAGACAGCGCACTTGGAACACTCTACGAGGACAAGCAGGGGCGAATAGCCTATGCGGACGCGGATCATAGAAGTAATTACTTAGCAGCTAATGGCTCAACCCAGTTAGACGGAAACTACGCTTCCCCTGCCAGCGTTAAGTCAATCCTACAGATTGGCAAGATCCGCAATAGCGAGATTGTGCGATATGGCAACGACTATGGCAGCACCTATTCAGCCACAGACGATGCTTCTATTTCTACTTATGGTCGCTACCAAAGGACATTTGACTCGAACATCCGCTATTTGGCTGACATCGAGGACATTATCGACCGCGATCTAGCCCTGCGCTCAGTGCCAAGAACACAGCTAGATCAGATTACTTTCAGACTTGACAATCCTCTTATGCCAGATGCCCTTAGAGATGACCTTATAAACCTTTTCTTTGGCGAGCCAGTACTTATCACTAACCTGCCCTTCAACATGTTCGAGGGGTACTTCTCAGGCTTTGTAGAGGGCATCTCGATTAGAGCCAATGCATCTTTTGTCGATGCGACTATCTATGTCTCACCTACAGACTTTTCTCTTATAGCCCCGACATGGGCAACAGTAATTCCAACTAACACCATTTGGAGTGGCGTAAATGGTACACTACAGTGGTCTAAAGCGATCGGAGCTCTAACCTAATGGCAACAACAACCCCTAATTTTGGTTGGGCAGTACCAACCAGTACTGACCTAGTCAAGGATGGCGCAGTAGCCATTGAGACTCTAGGCGATTCCATCGATGCTTCACTTGTCGATCTAAAGGGTGGCACTACAGGTCAAGTCCTTGCTAAGGCATCTAACACAGACATGGACTTTTCATGGGTTGCACAGGATGACTCAAATGCTATTCAGAACTCATTGCTAACCACTACTGGTGACACAATTTACGCAAGTGCTGCAAGTACTCCAGCTCGCAGAGCGATCGGCACTACTGGTCAAGTCCTCACAGTTTCTGGCGGACTTCCAGTATGGGCGACACCTGCATCAAGCAACATTCAATGGACAGCAGTAAATGCTGGTGGAACAACTCTAAGCGGTAGCACGACAACAATCTCAGGCATAACAGGGGCTAATCAACTGATGGTTTTATATGTGCAGGCATCCAGTACTAGCACATACATTGAATTATATGCTCGCCTAAATAATGATTCTGGATCAAATTATCTTTATGGTGGATTTAATCAGGTTGGTGGCACGACCAATGACATGAACTCAGTGACCGCTAACAAGTTTTTAATTGCGGGTGGCTCTGCAAGTGCAACGGCTGGAGCAAGTGGGTCTTTGCTTATAACTGGTGGCAATTCGTCAGGTGTAAAATATGTCAATGGACTTTCAGGTCAAAATGGCGGCAATGGTAATGGTGCTTATGGTTTTGGTGGGTATTGGAACAATACTTCAACAATAACTGAAATTAATTTCTTTTTTTCTGCTGGTACTTTTGATGCTGGCACAGTCTATGTATTCAAGAGCGCATAAGGAGCAATTATGAAGATTACTGAACGCATTTATGATGCAACAACTGGCGAAACAAAAGACATCGAAAGAACTTTGAGTGCCGAAGAAGTGGCAATCAGGGAACAATTAGAATTAGAAAGCAAGGCGCGTGCTGAAGCAGTTGCTAAAAATGCTGCTGATAAGGCTGCGCTTCTAGAGAAGTTGGGCATCTCAGAGGATGAAGCGAAACTTTTACTTGGATGAAGGTCAAGTTAAGTAAAGCTGCAATCCAATTAAGAGAGCAGATTGATGACTCGTTCCCAGATCGTGACCGCACATCGGATGGTTGGATCGGTGATACCAGACACGCTGCTCGCAAGTCAGATCATAATCCTGATGAGCAGGGCTGGGTTCGTGCCATTGATGTGGACAAAGACTTATTCAAGGGTGGCAAGCCAGACATCATGGGAGATCTTGCTGATCAGCTTCGTACCTTGTCCAAGTCAAAAGCAGACAAGCGTATTAGTTACATCATTTACGATGGACGAATCTGCTCCAGCATCCTTAACTGGAAGTGGCGCAAGTACACAGGGGCTAACAAACACACTAAGCACATGCATGTTAGCTTTAAGAAAGAAGCTGACAATGATGGTGCTTTTTTTCAAGTATCTATGTTAGGTGGAGAATAATGAAGAACATGAAGAACCCTGCAATTCTTGCTGCTGGAGCATTTTTAGCTGCATGGGCATCTAGCAACTTCGATCTTGACTACCGCGCAATTCTCTGGGCTGTATTGTCCGGGGTATTCGGATATGCGAGCCCTAAAAAGTGAGCCAGACAGATTTCTTTCAGCTCTACATCGCCACGCTAGTAACACTTGGTGGATTGTCGGGCTTTGTCATTACTCATTTACTAGCTGAGATTAAGCGGCTCCATGCGCGTGTCGATGAGATCTATAACATACTCCTAGAGCGATAATTCTGTCATGGCAAGAAAAGAGACAAGAGCACTAGAGGAGCAAGGCTACTCAAAGCTCGATGCTTACTGCATTGGATTGCATGAGTATTACAAGTCTTTACGCAAGGCGGGATTCTCCGAGGGCATCACTTTATTCATGATTACAGATGTTCCGTCTTATCCGCGTTGGATCTTGCCTGATCCAGTCGAGCCAGAGAAGTTCGGCGATTACGAAGATGAGGATGATGACTAAACGCAGATACCTGGTGATCTCGGATCTACAGATTCCATATCATCATGAGCAAGCAGTTAAGAATCTTATCAAGTTAGTAAAGCGCGAGAAGTTCGACTTAGTTCTCAACACAGGCGATGAGCTTGACATGCAGAGCCAGTCTAAGTGGGCTAAAGGCACACATCTGGAATATGAAGGGCAGCTAGATAATGATCGAAGTCTCGCTCAAAACATCCTCTGGGATCTCGGCACTACCGACATCACTCGATCCAACCACACCGATCGTCTATACCACACTCTCGTTAGAGGAGCTCCTAGTCTCATCGGACTTCCAGAACTCGAGTATTCCCGCTTTATGGGTTTCTCCGACTTGGGGATTCGTTTTCATAAAAAGCCCTTTGAGTTCCATAAAGGCTGGGTCTTAGTCCACGGAGACGAAGGATCGATGAACTCCAATGCTGGACTTACAGCTCTTGGCTTGGCTAAGAAGTTCGGTAAGTCGGTAGTCTGCGGACACACTCACAGGGCTGGCATCAGTGCCTATACAGAGGGCTTAGGAAGCCAATACAGGACTTTATGGGGCTTAGAGGCAGGAAATGTTATGGACAAGAAGAAAGCGTCTTATCTCAAGGCTGGGAGTGCTAATTGGCAGATGTCCGTGGCAGTCATTGAAACGCATGGAGACCGCGTTAGCCCATTTTTAGTGCCCATCAACAAGGATGGATCTTTTACGCTTTACGGCAAGTTATACGCCTAAATCGTTATCAATCCGTTACCTAAATGTACTGGATTCGTCTGACATTTATGTCACACTAACTCTGTAAGCCAGTCAAGGGCACTGGATACAGATAGGAAATAAGATGAGTTTGGAAATGCCAACGATTGTGCTGCTTTTAGTAGCTAATGCTTTATGGTATTTAGTAGGGTGGGCAAAGGGATTTAACGAAGGCAAGCGCGAGGGGCTAATCGTGGCTAAGTCATTTCAGCGAGTGACAACAGATGCGCGCTAATGAGATCCTACTTACCGCAACAGACACAATCCGCGATCGTGGGCTATCGTATGGTCACCCTGCGGATAACCTGCAACACACCGCAATGCTCCTCAGTGCATACCTACAGACACCGATCCACGATTATCAAGTCGCAGGGATCATGGTGCTCGTTAAACTTGCAAGGACTAATCAATCAGCCCAACACATCGACAACTGGGTCGATTTATGCAGCTATGGCGCACTCGCAGGACAACTAGCAACCGAGGAGAATGAACTCTATGTTTAATTTAGCCGATTACGAACCAGTCGAGGTGAGACTTGAAAAGTTTATTAAGGATTATCCAACATTCCGCATTGCAACAGAGCTTGAAGTGGTCGAGGCAACTCGATACATTGTTAAGGCGTATTTATTTAAGGATGCTAGCGATGGCGTTGCGTGGGCGACAGGGTACGCTGAGGAAACAGTTACTAGCCGTGGTGTTAATCAGACTTCAGCACTGGAGAATTGCGAGACTTCAGCGATCGGCAGAGCACTTGCAAATGCAGGTTATGCGCCTAAAGGAAAGAGACCAAGCCGAGAAGAAATGACAAAGGTAGTAGCTGCTAAGCCAGTTAAGCCACCTATTCAAGAGGTCAAGGCAGATGATCAGGATTACTGGACAACTCCAGTAAATGAATACAACAAAGTCGTGGATGCGCCTGTCACACTTGACAAAGCGATGGAAACAGTCACTGCAATCATGGGAACACCAGAAGCCGTAGAAGCACCATCATGCGAGCATGGACATATGCAATGGCGTGAGGGTGAGAAGAATGGAAAGGCGTGGGGTGGCTACTTCTGCAACTCAGCCATTTCATCAGCTCATCGATGCCCGACTAAGTGGTACAACTTAGGGAGTGACGGAAAGTTCGCACCACAGAAAGCGAGAGTTTAATGGGAAACATCGGAATTAGAATTAATGGTGAGTGGGTCGATTTAATGTCAGCCTTTGTGCCATGTCAGTTATGTAATGAGCCAGTACAGATTAAGAATCTGGTGGATCTGTCTCAGGATGCTGTCAATGGAACAGTGTCATGGCAATGCTTGAAATGCAGTACAGTCAATGGATAAGCAAGATTTGATCCATTACCTTTGGGTAATTGCTTTGTGCTTAGCTGCATGGGGTGGATATTTAGCGGGGCAATACAATGGCTAAGTTCAACTTCGATGAGATTTACAGATCTCCAGTAGATCGCCATATATACAGCTTTAGCGGATATGGTGGCGTAGAGAATTGCTCGGAGTGCGATGCGTTTACCCAAGTGAATGAATATGATCGCATCCATGATGGCGCAGTCTTATTCTTTTGCAAGAATTGTGAGAATAAGCATCACCTATGACTCAGCATAGGAAACACAGAGGTTTCCGCACAGAGCGTGTTGTCGCACAGTACCTATCGACTGTCTGGCAAGGCGCATGTGTGGGAAGGGGTAGTGGCAAGGATATTGTTAATGTGCCGTTCGATGTTGAAGTCAAAGCCCGCGCTGGATTTCAACCTCTTGCATACATTAAGCAATTAAAAGCTCGCACAGCTCTTTCGGGGGAATTGGGCTTTGGAGTGATTAGACTCAACGGACAGGGTGAGGATGCGCGTGAGTATGCCGCGATTATCCGACTTGAGGATCTCTTGCCACTACTCATATTAAGATATGGTCATATTACTAGCGAACCCACAGAAGCAGACATTGACCGCTGCACAGCCTGTGGGTCTTACATGATACAGAGGTGCTTAACATGCCAGCCTATGACTACCGATGCAACCAGTGCAATCTCAGTCAAGAGATTA